TAGACAGATTTATCGGAGTAGTTTTCAATTTCTCGTTTCCAATTAATTTTAAGTGTTGCCGGACAAATGATTAAAACTTTTTTTGAGTTGGCTTCTATAGCGGCAATAATAGTGGAAGTAGTTTTGCCAAGTCCCATATCATCAGCCAAAATAAACTTTTTATTTTCAACCAATTTTTGGATTGCTTCTTTTTGGTGAGATAATGGTGGACGATGAGAATATTTTTCATAATCAATCACAACATTTTTAACAGTATTATCCTTTATAATTGCGGCTTTTGGCAACCAAAAATCGTGAAATTCTTGTTTTTCAGTTATCTTACCCCAAATATGATATGCCTTTTCTTTATCTGCCAATAACTTCTCAACCCATATCTTTTCAGGGATTTCAGTTAACAATTTATCATCAGCAAGTTTTTGGGCGAAATAAGCATCAAGTATCACCCACTTTTTGGCAACCTTTGGTGTCTTATCGTAATTGGCAATTATATATTCGGATTGACTTCTTGTTGGGTAAAATCTTTTATTGATTTGAGATTTTCTTTTTATCTCAATCAAATAGTTATTCGCTCCTTCATAAGTCTCCAATAGGGACATTGCTTTTGATTCTAAACTAACATCAATTCCCATTAAACAACATTAATATTTTGTCTTCCATCTGACCAGTAATTAACATCACCGTAATATACGAATAATTCTTCATCAGGGTTTATATCTTTAACAGCATAAAATTCAAATGTTTGGTTTGAAGTATTTGATTTCCATAAAGTATTTGGGGTATTTGAATGATTATATAATCCTGCCCATCCAAACCCGATTACTTGTTTATCCCACTCATTTCCTTGTGGCCAATTAAACCTATAATCAAGTAATACATTTGAAACTTCCCCCTTTGGAATTTCCAAATCTAATATTGGACATACTTCTACCACTTCACCTGACACGATAAATTCAGAAGCAAATACCCCAAGTCCATGAATAGGACTTTCAGATAGATATATTTTAGTTGGCGGTTGAATTTTCATTAATACACTTTATAGAAATATATGTGAAAATAAAGTATTTATCAATATGAAAGTGATGATTAACGAAAGCCAGTTCAGAAGAATGGGTAATAACTTAAATAAAAAGAATATAAAATTATTTGAATATGGAGTGTCTAAAAATCTTGATAAAATTGATTTAAATAATACAAAAAATATTTCTTATAAAGATATTGAAGATAAGGCAAAAGATTTTTGGTTTAAGGAAGAATTTAGGGTTGCGTGGCCATCCTATTATCTCAACGCTTTTAGAAATGGCATGTTAGATGAATTATTTCCATTTGAAAAAGAAAGAAAAGCTGAATTAAAACAAAAAAAGATTGATAATGCAATAGAAATTGCAAAGTCTTATCAATCAAAAACTGAAATGGCTAAAAGTAAAGATTCTAAATATCATGCGGTATTAAGAAATTCTGGTTTATTAAATACCGTTTTCTCTGATAAATCAATCCATTTTAAAAGTCTTGGTGAAAAATATATTAATCAAATTTTAACAGAAATGGGTCTTGATTTTATATATGATAAAAGTCACGGAGATTGTAAAGGTGAAGAAATACTAAGGAAAGGAAAAAATGGATTATATTATCCTTATTGCTCCTCTTATAGATTTGATTTTATCATTCCTTATAATGATAAAAATAAAGAAATTATTAAAAATTTACCAAAAAATGGTATTATGATTGAATTTGATGGTGAGTATCATTTTTTTGATAAAAGAAAAAATCGTCGCGAAGGAGACTCGTTTCAAAATGATGTTAACAGGGATATTAGAAAAAACGATTATTGTATTAAAAATAATATTAAACTAATTAGAATTCCTTATACAAGTAATATCCAACAAATAAAAAACGATATTGATAATAGTCTTAAAAGTAATGATATGTTTGTGTTAACGGGTAATTATCCTAAATTAGGTTGGAATAAATAATAATAAAGTATTTATCAATATATGCAAAACTTAGTTCCAATTACACGTTTAGGTAAGTTCTTCGGTGGTGAAGATCTCTCACTTGATATTGGTATGGGAGAAGAATGGTTATTGGGGGATATGAATTTCACAATTATACTTTATCGTATTGATAGATATAAAACAAAAACTGATGATGTTTATGGTGAAGTTCTTGAAGATGGAATTCAGTTCTTGGCTCCAATTGAATTGAAGGGTCTTGTTCAAATCATGGCTCCATCCAATAAATTATTGGGTAGTTCAAAGGTTAAACAAGATGAACCAGGTAATATGAAATTTTCAATATATCAAAAAACTTTGGACGACCTTAGTGTGAATATTTTTATGGGTGATTATATTGGATACCACGAAACTGAAGATAGAGTTAGATATTATACGGTGATTGATGATGGTCTTGTTGTTTCTGATAACCGCCACTCGTATGGAGGCGTAAAGCCTTTCTATCGTAGTATAACCGCTACATATGTAAGTACTAATGAATTTAGAGGATTATAATATGAAAAAGTGTAATAAATGTAACCTTGAAAAAAAAATTTGTTTTTTTAATAAAAAAACTGACTCAAAAGACGGACATCATCCATCTTGTAAAGAATGTCGTAAAAATTTACATAAATTATATTACGAGGAAAAGAAATCAGAATTATTAGAATATCAAAAAAAGTATTATTCAAATAATAATGAAAAAGTTAAAAATAGGCAAAAAAATAAAAGAAAAAACAATCCAATAATATCCAAAGAATATGACTTGAAAAGAAGGTCAAAAAGAAAAATATATTTTAAAGAATATTTTTATAAAAGAAGAAATGAAGACATTTTATTCAAAATATCTCATAACCTAAGAGGTAGAATATATAAATTTGTTCAAAATAAATCAAAATCCACAAAAACTATTGTTGGATGTTCTTATTTACAAATTAAAGACCATTTGGAAAAACAATTTAATGATGGTATGTCTTGGGATAATTACGGATATTATGGTTGGCATATTGACCACATAATACCACTATCATCCGCAAATAATGAAGATGAGGTTTATAAGCTTTGTCATTATACAAACCTTCAACCACTTTGGGCTGAAGATAATCTAAAGAAAAGTAATAAAATAATATAATGGGATTTCCAAAACAAATTAAAAAAACATTGCCTTTAGTACCGAAAAAAATTCTTTCGGAAAGAAGGGAACAACTTCTTGAATATATCAATAAGGATGGGACTTATTTACCCAAGTCAGTTTTACATGCAGACTTGGATAGAGGAATGCTTGATTTTGTTAAAGAAGATTTACAAGTTGTTTCTGCAGGAAAAATAGTTCCAATGTTGGATATTTTAATTACAACACAAAACTGGTCTCAATATGTAGAAACAGCACAATTTACAGATATGGATAATAATCCAGAACCTCCATTTATTACTGTTGTAAGAATTCCCGAAGTTAAGTATGGCACAAACCCATCACTTCAATATACAATACCAAATAGAAAACAATTTTATTATGCATCAGTTCCAACTTGGAACGGAAATGAACAAGGCATGGATATCTACACAATACCGCAACCAGTCCCTGTTGATATCAATTATAGTGTTAAGATTGTTTGTAATAGAATGAGAGAATTGAATCAACTTAATAAGATTGTAATGCAAAAGTTTTCATCAAGACAAGCATACACCTTTATTAAAGGACAATATGTTCCAATCATTATGAATAATGTTTCAGACGAATCTCAAATGACAACCGAGTCTAGAAAATATTATATTCAAAACTATGACTTTACAATGTTAGGTTATTTGATTGATGAAGAAGAATTTCAAGTTAAGCCTGCAATTCAAAGAGTTACACAACTATTTGAAGTTGACACAAGAATCCCAAATACAAAAAGAAATAAATTTCCAAAAAATCCTGATGAATTTAGTTTTAATTTTCTTTTTGTTTCAGGAGTTACAAGATTAGTTGATGTAATTGATTTTACCGCAAATATGAGTTTGATTGATACCGATAATGTTCATAGTTATGATGTGTATATCAATAATGATTATTATGGTAGTGATGTTAATATTATACAAATAACAACTAACGATACTTTAAGGATAGATGTTACAAAAATAGATAATACTTTACAGTCAGTAATTCAGTTTGAAAACAAACTTGTTTAGTCTTCCCCATAGATGTCTTTCTTCTCTTTACACTTTTCTATAATTAAATTCTCAAGAAATTTATAAATTTTAATTCCCCTCTTATCACAGTATATTTTCAATATATTATGTGATTCAGGTGATATCTTTATGTTCTTTATTTCCTTCTTTGTTTTCATAGTATGAAAAAAGGCAGAATAAATTCATACCGTTTACAAATACATATCTAAAAGTCAAGTTTTTTGTGTTAGTCTTGAATATTTATCATTAAAATAAATCTGTAATAGAATTAATTAATAATGGCAACAGCACAAGCAAACAAAAAAGTATTCGTATCACCTGGAGTATACACATCCGAAACGGACTTATCATTCGTAGCTCAAAGTGTCGGTGTAACGACATTAGGTATAGTTGGGGAAACAATTAAAGGCCCAGCTTTTGAACCAATCTTCATAACTAACTACGATGAGTTCCAAGCCTATTTTGGTGGAACAGAACCCGTTAAATTTGTGAACACACAAATTCCAAAATATGAGGCGGCTTATATAGCTAAATCATATTTGCAACAATCAAACCAACTTTTCGTAACGAGAGTGTTAGGATTATCGGGATACGATGCGGGTCCTTCTTGGACAATCAGCGTAACAGCAAATGTTGACCCTTTAACTATTGGGTTTAGTCCGTCTTCAGCAGGAACTGTATTTACAGCTACTTTTGTAGGTAGTAATTCTGCAAATACGATTACATTGAATACTTCAACTTTACCTGTAACAATGCAGGATAGTTACACTAGTCAATATAGATTAAGTGACGGAAGTGTTTCAACATTAAAAAATGATTTTAATTATTACATTAGTAATATTACTGACACTTCAGGTGCTTCAGGTAATACTTGTGTGGTTTATGGTTCAATACCATCTTCAGATTGGTCTTCGTTAACAGGTAGTTACCCTAACTTAAATAACGTGTTTGGTGTGCCTGGTGATTGTGATTATGAATATAACGATTTAAGCTCAGGTTCAAATGACCCTTGGTATTATGCAAACTTTGATAACTACTCCGCGGATAACTATTCGGGTTATTCTTTTGATTATATTGTTAGTTCAGTAGTATCAGGTGCTGGCGATTCATATTCAGGATCAATATCAGGTACCATATATACTTTCTCAGGAACAGCATATAGTGAATATAACAACATGGTTGTTGCTACATTACGTTCAAGAGGTATTTCTCTTTATACAAATAACGCTGATTCTGAAAATCACGGACCTATATATGAAACAACAGGATTAACAATGGTTTGTAATGGTTCATATTCTGGTGTAAGTACAAATCCTTATGGAACATTCTTATTATCAGGTGCAACTAAAGACAATACAACATTCCAATTTGAGACTTCATTATTGGCGTCTTCTTCAAAATATATTACAAAAGTATTTGGGGAAGATAACTTTGGTAAATCAAGATATACAGTCCCTGTATTTGTTGAAGAATCTTATCAAGCATCATTAAACATTGCGTATCAAAAAGGTTATATTAAAGGATTAAATTGTTCATTAATTGATCTTCCAGATGCTAGAAGTGAAGATAATACATCAATTGCTTATAGTTTAGAACAATACCAATCACCTGAAACACCATTTTTAGTTTCAGAATTAAGAGGTAATAAAGTTTATAATTTATTTAAATTCATATCAATTTCTGATGGTGATTCTGCAAATATGGAAGTTAAAGTTTCAATTGCAAATCTTTCATTTAATAACATGTCATTTGATGTATTAGTTAGAAATTTCTACGATACAGATGCTGCTCCTGTTGTAATTGAAAAATTTACTAATTGTAATATGGATCCAGGTTCTAACAACTTTATTGGTGTTAAAATTGGTACATCAAGTGGTGAATACGCTTTGATTTCAAAATACATCATGGTTCAATTGGCTGACGGAGCACCTATAGATGCAATTCCTTGTGGATTCCGTGGATATACTCAAAGAGAATATTATAATGTTTCTGAGTATCCATCACCATATATCCAATATAAAACAAAATATTTCTATCCAGGTGAAACAATTACCGATCCTCCATTTGGTGGTTCTGCAAACACAACAGAATCTGCGGGAGATATTGTTAGAAGAGCTTATTTAGGTTTCTCAACTCAATATGGTGTTGATGAATCGTTCTTAACTTATAAAGGAAAACAAACACCATCTAGTTGGATTTCAAACCCAACACAAGCGGCAGAACCTTGGAATATTCAAAGTAAAGGTTTCCATATGGATTCAGGTGCTACTGTTGTAACAATCGCAAACACTTATCAAACAAGTGGTCAAACTGCTTTTGAATGTGGTACAGCAGATTTTAGATTTGACCCTGAGTCTCAAGAAAATCCTTATTACTTTATTTACTCAAGAAAATACACAGTATGTTTTGCAGGTGGATTTGACGGATGGGATATATACAGAGAACACAGAACAAATACAGATAATTTCCAATTAGGTTCAAGTGGTTATTTAGCTGGAGCATATCCTTCTTCAAGATATCCAAACGCAACAGGAGATGGTTTATTCAAAAGAATTGTTGTACAAAATAACACTCAAGACTTTGGAAATACTGACTACTACGCTTACGACTACTACGCTTACTTACTTGGTATTCTTAGTTTTGCAAATCCTGAATCTACAAACATCAATATTTTTGCAACTGCAAGTATAGATTATGTTAATAACTCTAACTTATGTGAAGAGGCTATTGATATGATTCAATATTCAAGAGCTGACTCAGTTTATATCGTAACGACTCCTGACTATAATATGTTCACTGCAGATGCTTCAAGTCAATATGATGTTATCTATTCACAGGAAGCAGTTGATAATTTAGACAACACAGGAATTGATTCAAACTATACCGCAACTTACTATCCTTGGATTTTAACAAGAGACACAGTAAACAATACACAAATTTATTTACCTCCAACAGGTGAAGTTGTAAGAAACTTAGCTCTAACAGATAATATTGCATTCCCTTGGTTCGCATCAGCGGGTTACACAAGAGGTCTTGTAAATTCAATCAAAGCTAGACAAAAATTAACACAAGAAAATAGAGATACATTGTATCAAGGTAGAATTAACCCTATCGCTACTTTCTCTGATGTTGGTACTGTAATTTGGGGTAATAAAACTTTACAAGTTGCTGATTCAGCTTTGAACAGATTAAATGTAAGAAGATTATTATTACAAGCTCGTAAATTAATATCTGCTGTCGCTGTAAGATTATTGTTTGAACAAAACGATCAAATAGTTAGACAACAATTCTTAGATAGTGTTAACCCAATCTTAGATTCAATTAGAAGAGATAGAGGTTTATACGATTTCCGTGTAACAGTTTCTTCAACACCTGAAGACTTAGATGCAAATAGATTAGTAGGTAAAATATACCTTAAACCAACGAAGGCTTTAGAGTTCATTGATATTGAATTCTTCATTACTCCAACAGGAGCTTCGTTTGAGAATATTTAAAATATATAAGGGGGAAGTTAATCTTCCCCTTTATTAGCCAATATGAGAAGAATAGTAGAAGGATTTAAGTCAGAACATACACCAGATATGAAATATTATGCATTTGATTGGGATGATAATATTGTTCATATGCCAACTAAGATTATCTTAAAGACTGAAGATGGTGATGAGGTTGGAATGAGCACTGATGATTTTGCTGAATATAGACATGATATAGGAAAAAAACCTATAAACTATAAAGGTGAAAAAATTGTTGATTATGCTGATGAAGCATTTAGGAACTTTAAAACGAAAGGAGATAAAGATTTTTTAATAGATGCAATGACAGCTGAAAAAGGTCCGGCCTTTAATGATTTTAAAGAAGCAATAAATAATGGGTCAATTTTTTCTATCATCACAGCTAGAGGTCATAATCCAAACACTTTAAAACAAGCAGTTTATAATTATATTATAAATGGTTTTGGTGGTATTGATAAAACTCAATTAGTTAAGAACCTTAGGAAATATAGAACATTTGCGGATGAAGAAGATATGTCTGATGATGACCTAATTAGGTCATATTTAGATATTAACAAATACCATCCAGTTTCTTTTGGTACTGAAAATGGAGCTACTAGCCCTGAGGAATTAAAAGTTATGGCGATGGACGAATTTGTAGATTATGTTAAAGGTCTTGCGGCATTTCTTAATAAAAAAGCATTTCTGAAAAAAGATATTAGTAACAACTTTATACCAAAGCAACCTATGATAGGATTTTCAGATGATGATTTAAAGAATGTAGAAAAGATAAGTAAACATTATAAAGATAAACCAGATAATATAGTAAAAACTTATTCTACTGCTGGAGGAACTAAGCAAGAATATAAAGAAGAATATATATAATGAATATTCTTTTTAAAAATAAAGTAAATAGAAAAAATTTTTGAGAAGACTATATTTATAAGATATAAAATAAAAAAAACAAAATTTAAATAACATGGCTGATTTACTAATGAAAATGCCGATTCCTTACGAACCGAAACGTCAGAACCGATTCATCTTGAGGTTTCCTTCAAGCTTAGGAATAAATGAGTGGTTCGTGGAAAGTGCGAAAAGACCATCTATCAAAATTGCTTCAACAGAAATACAATTTTTAAATACATCAACATTTGTTGCAGGTAGATTTAATTGGGATGAAATTTCAGTTAAATTTAGAGACCCAATTGGGCCTTCAGCGGCTCAAGCTCTTATGGAGTGGGTTCGTTTACATGCTGAGTCTGTAACAGGTCGTATGGGATATGCTGCAGGTTATAAGAAAGACATTGACTTGGAGATGTTAGACCCAACAGGAGTAGTTGTTGAAAAATGGATCCTTTATGGAACATTTTTAACAAGTGTAGATTTTGGAGCTCTTGGATATTCAACAGATGCTTTAGCTGATATTACAGCTTCATTAAGAATGGACAGATGTGTTTTAGTATACTAGTATTTAATATTTATAAAAAACAAATCTCAATTATATTTAACCGTAAAGACATAAACTTTACGGTTATTTTTTTATATGGACAATCAAACACAAAATTACGCACAACAGAATTTCACACTTCCTCACGATGTGGTTCCATTGCCTTCGCAAGGAACTTTTTATAAAAATAAAAAGAAGTCAGTTAAGATTGGTTATTTGACCGCATCTGATGAAAATATTTTAATGGCAGGAGGAGATGACATAACTACCAATTTAATTAAGAGTAAGTTATATGAACCTGATATTAGAGTTGAAGATTTATTAGAAGGAGATGTTGAAGCAATTCTTATCTTCTTAAGAAACACTTCATTTGGACCTGAATTAACAGTTAATGTAACAGACCCAACAACAAAAAAATTGTTTCAAACAAAAGTTGTTTTAGATGAACTTAATGTTATTAAAGGTCAAGAACCATCAGAAGATGGAACATTTGTTGTAACACTTCCAAAATCAAAAAGTATTATTAAGTTAAGACCTATGACATATGGTGAAATTATCAATATAAATAAGATGAGTGAATCATATCCACAAGGGAGAACAATACCTAAAGTAACTTGGAGACTTGAAAAACAAATTGTTGAAATTGACGGAAATATAAACAAAGGAGACATCGCTAAATTTATTGAACAAATGCCAATTATGGATTCAAAATTCATCAGAAATTTTATGGATGAAAATGAACCAAGATTAGATATGAACAGAGTAGTAACAACCCCATCAGGAGATATACTGACAGTCAACGTCGGTTTTGGGGTGGAGTTTTTTCGTCCTTTCTTCTGATTATAGAAAAGGACAACTTGATGAGTTTTTTTATTTAAATACTCTACTCAAGATTACATGGCAAGATTTTGAACGAATGCCCATATTTGTAAGAAAATATCTATTAGACAAATGGATTGAAAATAACGCGAAGGACTAAAAAAAAATTAGTCCTTCTTCTATTTATAATAAAATATTCCAATGGGTCCCGAAGACGAAACATCAGAACAGTATAATAAAACATTAAAAGATGCGTTAGACTTTAGTCTTGATAAGTTTGTTCAGTATACTGACGAAATGATTAAGGGAGGTAATGCAATGACCCAAGCTTTTGGAGGTTCTAGAGCAAGGGTTAGCGAGATGATGAGTGCAGTTAGTGAAGCTGCACCAAAAATGAGAAGACTTGGCGCTGACTTTAATCAAACATTAACGTCAATGCAAGATATTGCAAAGGCAACAGGTAAAAATACTTTAGCTTCTGCGGATAGTGTTTCTAAGTTATATGCAACTACTAAAGTCATTGGTGGAACTGTTGAAAACATTGCTAAGACGTTTACTGAAGTCGGAATTCAATTTGGGATTGTTGGTAACGAACTGGAAAAATCTGTAGTATCTGTTAGAGATATGGGTTTAAATGCTGAAACAGTAATGAAATCCGTAGTTGAAAATGCCTCTAAACTTAATAAATATAATTTTGAAGGAGGTGTACAAGGTCTTACTAAAATGGCTGCAAGGGCGGCAATGCTTAGATCTGACATGTATGAAACGTTTAATTTTGCTGAACAAGTTATGGATCCTGAAAATGCTGTTGCAATGGCATCAACGTTTCAAAGACTTGGAGTTTCAGTTGGAAATCTTGCCGACCCGTTTGCGTTGATGAACGCTTCTATTAATGACCCAGGAGCACTTCAAGAAAGTATTGCTAAGGCAGCTCAAGCATATACAACATTTGACGAAAAAACCAAAACATTCAAGATGAATCCTCAAGGAATGTTAACACTTAGACAGATGGCTAAGGAAACTGGTATGAGTTATGAAAATTTATCTAAGATGGGTTTAGCCGCTGCAGATCTTGATAAGAGATTATCACAAATTAGCCCAACTCTTAATTTTAAAGATGAATCAGACAAACAATTTCTATCCAATTTGGGTGAAATGGATGCTTCAGGAAATTATGTTGTTAAAATTAATGATTCACAAAGCAAAAATCTTGCAGATGTAACACAAGAAGAATTTGATAAATTAATTGAAGAACAAAAAAATGCTCCCAAAACAATGGAAGACATTGCAAAAGCGTCAATGAAATCTGGTGAAATTTTGGTAAATGAAGTTGGTGCAATTAAAGAAGCGGTTGTTAGAGGTGCAGTATCAACATCATTTGTTAAAGATAATTTAGAGTCTTTTAGAAGAATAATCACAGTTCCAGCAACGGCAGGAGCAAACACATTTGCTAAGACTGAACTTTTTAATACACAATTTGAGAAAGCATCCAATTCACTTAGAGATGCTGCAGCACAAATGGCAGACAAAAATAATAAGAAGTCAATGGGTGAAATAATTAATGATCTTGGTAGTAAGTTTAAAGATCAAGGTGGTGAGATTAGTGCAATTATGACAAATTTACTACCACAATTTACTAAACAAATAAGTGACCAAAATTATAAAAAAGGAAGTAGTGAGATTGGAGAAATGGCAAATCAATTTATTGCGGTAGCAAAAGAAAAATTAGGTGGTGGGAAAGCGGAAACAACATTATCGCAAAACAAAACAAATACAAAAAAACTAACACAAGCTCAAATGGTCGCTAATACTTTATATGGAACAGAATCATTAAATAAAACAACAAATCAAAACCAACCATTAACATCTGTGGTTGCTCAAAGTGCCAACAATACCAATACTCATACAGGAACTATTACAATTAAAATAGATGCTCCAAATCTTGATACTCAACAATTGATACAAATTTTTAATAAAAAAGAAGTACAAGAAGCCATTTGGAATGCTAATTATAAACAAGATAAAGAAATGGGAAAGGTTAAGTAATTTATCATCAGAAAAATACCAATTAACCTATTTATAATAAAAACATTAAATGGGTAGTCCGTTAGATTTAGTTAATTCCGAAGTTTTTAGAAAGAAGCTTATTACAAGAAACTTAACGCCTTATGCTAAGGCACCTAATAGACCTACGCCACAAAATAATTACGAATATATACAATCAGATACATCAGTAATTGATAGCCCTGACCAATTAATTGATGAACCATCGTTTGCCAATAAATTATATCCATTGAATAAATGGGGTAATGAAGGAGGATATGAACAAGCTCCTGACCCTATTGGGAATACAAATACAAAGTCTAACGAAGGTGAATATGGATTTCAAGATGCAAACATTTTAAGTGAAGCAGAACCCGAATCAAAAAATTGGAGGAAAATTAATGCTTTTGGTAATGGTGGTGAACAATTATATGATGGTGCAGAATTTGTTACACAATTAGAAACAATTGATGCGAACGGTAGTACAAGATATTATAATAACCAACCATATCCAAATTTCAACCCGTCAGCATACGGACCTGTTTCAATTTTATTAAGTCCTGATCCACAAGGTAGTAATGGAACATTAAGCGCTGACTCATATCTTGCTCGTTTAGGAGCATCAAGATTAAGAAAAGGATTCGAAGAAAGAATTGCAACAGGAATATATCAACAAACAATTGGAAGAGCTAATGCGTTTAATGTAAGAAGTGGAACTGATGTGTTGAATTTGGTAACAGGTAGAGTTCCTTTAATTGAACCTAACTATGTTATTACTTCACCATCAAATCCAATATTAGCTGCAACTGATTTTGCTTTAAGACTTGCTGGTAGTACTATACCAACATCAACAATACCTGGTTCTTATTTTGATGCAAGTATCAATTCAAAACAACCAACAACAATTCAACAATTAAGTGCCGCGTTTCTTAAAACATCTGTTGGTAAGGGATTTAGCAGATTGTTAGGAGGTGATAAAACAGGTTCACAATTATTTTTAAACAATACAGGTGGTGGTCAAAAATCCAGATTGTTTGGGAACATTGACTACAACAAATATAAGCCAGATTATCAAAGAACTTTGTTTGATAGAGTTGGTGGTGCTTTAGTTGGTTCTACAACTGATAATAGTAATTTCTATGTAGGTTCAAGAACATCAGACCCATCAAGAGTATTCTCACCAGGAGGTGACATACCAGTAAACCAATTTGGACAAGAGGTTCAATCACCTGTTTATGGCCCTAATGAACTTGCTGCATTATATGAAGGTCCTGATAAAGAAAGTAAACTTGGCGCTAATGGTCCATCATATGGTAATGGAGGAGGAATTGAGGGTGGATTTACATGGGTATCACCAAAATATAAAGATAACGCTGGAAAGTATGTTGGTATTGGAGGATTAATTATTAGACAAGATTCGGACTTTAAACCATCATCATACGATAGTACAGAATCAACCAATCAACCATATAGAGAAGGATCGATTCTTGATGATACTCAAAGATTAATTAATAGCCAACCCGCAGGAGGAAGAAGATTACAACATGTCGGTAATGCTATAGACCAAGTTAGTAAGGTCTTTAATGATGGTTATAGAGAGATTACAAAAGGTTCTAGAGTGTTGACATATGTTGGGTCAATTGGACAAGAAGTGGGTACTGAATACTGTCGTGTATTCACCAAAGACGTTCCTTATTTACAATACAATGACCTTCAGAAAAGAAATGGTATGACAACTGAAGGTAGAAAGTTTGCATATTCTGTTATGGATAAAACTTGGAACTTAAATATCTATCCAAATAAACAAGAAGGAGGACAAGACTCAACGAATCTTATCGGAACAAATAGTACGGCTTATGCTAAAAAATATATGTTTTCGTTAGAAAATCTTGCTTGGAGAACATCTAATACGCCAGGATATTCTGTTTCAGATTTAGCAATTTGTGAAAGAGGTCCTAATGGTGGTAGAGTAATGTGGTTTCCTCCATATGGATTAACATTTACGGAATCAGTTACTGCTAACTGGAAAAATACTGATTTTATTGGAAGACCTGAACCAATTTATACTTACAATAATACAAGTAGAACGGGTAGTCTTACTTGGAAAATAGTTGTGGACCATCCTTCTGTATTGAATGTTCTTGTTGATAAAGTTTTAAAAAATGAAACAAATAGACCAAGAATTGATAGTATCATTGATTCGTTTTTTGCCGGATGTAGAACATATGATTTGTATGAATTAGCCAAAAAATATGTTACTATCAATCCTAATGATTTATATGAACTTCAACAAATGATATCATCTAAGGAGATGACAAAGGAACAATTAACATATGCAGTTAAAACAATTCAACCTGAGCCTATTGTTAAAGAAACACCTAAAATAGACCCAATTAAAAATTTTAATAATGTTGGATTTTATTTTGATAATGATATACCTAACGATGCTCAAGTAGCAACAGATGATTATAGTCAAGAATATAGTGAATATTCCAATAATGTTTTATTAGGGAATTACCAAAAACAAACAACTAAAGGTGAAACAACATCTTTTTTTAAATCAGTTGTTACACCTAACTATACTAAAATTCAAGAACTTTGTGTTTTAATTAAAAGTCAAATTACTAAACTACAACCAGGAGATAAAGGTACAATTTCAATTGTCATTGATGCTAGTTGTTCTGCACCTGCAACTAGTACTTACAATAAAAAATTAGCAACAAGAAGAATTACAACAGCAATTAATTATTTTAAAAATAATAAAGATTTACAACCATATATTACTAGTGGAAATTTAATTCTTAAACCAGGTACAAATTTTGGTGAAGAGTCAAGTGTTTTACAATATGATGATAAAGGAAATGTTACTAACGGTGCCCCAGTGTCTTGCTCGGATAAAGATATTAAAGCTAAAAATGGCGACACTCAATCACAGACAAATAAAATTTATTCTACTACTGCGATGGCTTGTAGAAGAGCGTATATTAGTAATATAAGTTCAACATTAAATCAACCACCCGCACAAAAACCTGAAAGTATAACACCACCAGCACAAAGAAGTGAGTTATTAGGAACCGTAACACCGGTAACAACAACAGTTCAACAAATTGAACAAAAATATGTAGAAAGAGATAATATAACTAAAAGAGTATTAAGATCATTACTTTCTGAATGTAATTACTTTGAAGCAATCAAAGAAGATTCTCCAATGGTGTATGATAATTTAAAAGAAAAATTAAAGTTTTTCCAACCAGGTTTTCACTCAATGACACCCGAAGGATTAAATACCAGATTAACATTTTTACAACAATGTATGAGACCTGGTGACACAATACCAACAATCAAAACAGTTGGACAAAAAAATGAACTTCAATATAATAATGCTGTTAATACTGCATTTGGAGCACCTCCCGTATTAGTTTTAAGAGTTGGGGATTTTTATAATACAAAAATTATTCCAACAGGATTACAACTTGCATATGAAGATTTAGATATTAATCCTGAAGGTATTGGTATTCAACCAATGATTGCAAATGTTACATTATCGTTTAATTTTGTTGGAGGCAGTGGATTAAAAGAATCTGTGGATAAATTACAGAACGCATTAACATTTAATTATTATGCCAATACTGAAATGTATGATGATAGGGCAGATGCTACAGATTTAAGTTATAAAGTGATTGATAAAGATTTTATAAATTCTAGTAAAATACCTGCACCAACACTTAATCAAACACAAGATAATAACCCACAAACAAATGAGTCAACTATTGGAGATATTTTATCAATAAATGGTACAACAGGAACAACTACTTATAAAAAGTTTATGAATGATTTTGTTGCTGAAACACAAACTTATTTCCGAACTTTTGTTAGTAAAAGCAAAGAATGTGTTAAACAATATAATAACGCTATGTTACAAAACTGGACATCAAGTAGAAATTATACCAAAGGAAATTTCTTGACGGATAAAGATAAAGATGTTTTATTAGTAGGTAAACCCGACAATATTCAAAAAATAGTTGATAATGTTTTTACAGATTATCTTGCGGATATAGAAAGTGGTGAAGATCTGTTTATAAAGTTTATGTCAGGTCCAGAAAAAGGGTTTAATATTAAAGTAATAAGGGCTTTAAAAATGAATATGAAGAATTTTGTTACAAATAAAAAAAGTTCTTATCAAAATGCCATAACACAATTAAATCAAGATATTGTTACACAACAACAAAAATATATTCAATATTTAACAAGAGCTAATGTAATACCTGTATTTAATGCGACAAGTACTACAGGTACTGATGGATTACAAGAAAAGAATGGTAATGTTGTAATTTATAATATTACAGGAACTGATAAAGTTTATAAACCTGCTGAAGCCGCAAACACACTTATTGAATTACAAAATGATATTAAAAAAATTGGTTATAATATTACTGAGTTTTATAATTTAATAGTAACAAAGAAAGAATTTACATATGAATCTGCAAAGTATAATGGAACCGCTTTATATGGTGTGAGTAGTGAAGGAACAACATATGATAAAGATTTAAAGTCTCAAGTATTCGTACCTTTTAGTGGTGATAATGATTTTGATAATAAATCTTTTAAAAGAATGTATATGATTTTATCTCCTGAAATATTGGATGATAAAAAATATCAAACCTTTAAAAATGATATGATTGGTAATATAATTAAGAATAAAGATATTCTTGATAGTGGAACTATGGATGTGGCTACTCAATTTGATGCCTATTGGATATCAATTGCAAAACCTAAATTTACTAAAGAAAATAATATAACAATTGCATTTTTTGAAGAACTTGAAAAGGGTAAGTTAAAAGATTTTATGATTTATACACCATTTGGAGTCAAAGATAGATTACTTACTTTTGAAAAATCAACAACACCAACAGTAAGTCAAACTGCTGTGATAACAGGATTAGGTAGAGTATTAGCAAATACTGATAAAAATACTTGGAATAATGAGGACAAAGCTACAGCATATGTTTCAAAATTAAAACTTAATTAATGGCGTATCAATATTATAATCGTTATGATGAATTTATTATCAATGGTGAACAAACTGTGGTACCATTTGTAAATTTATATCAAAAACCTACCGACCAAACTTATATCTATAAAGTGGCCCAAAGTAGATTAGATAAAGTTTCTCAAGAATTTTATAGTTCACCTTATTTTAGTTGGTTAATATTACAAGCCAATCCCCAATTTGGTGGATTAGAAAATTATATTTATGACGGTGCAGTATTGATTATTCCATTTCCGCTCATAGCTTCCTTACAGGATTATAAAGCGGCATTAGAAAATCATTTTTATTATTATGGCAGGTAACTTACAAGCTGACAACAGCGGAAATATATTGGTTGATTTTGATTATCAAAATCTTATTGTGGTTGATCCAAATAAGACAATAGATTTGTTTGGTAATATCAGAGAAAGAATTGTTGACCATGAAAACTTGGTAATGTACGTAAATCTTGAAGCTGAAGTTATACCAAGAACAAAATTAGCAGTTGGAGGAAGCCCTGAAGATAGAATAAGAACTATATCTGTTGCTAAAATTAATTTTTTAAAACCAACCAAAAATAGTTATTTGGGTACAGGTTATTATGATGATTTAACAGGAGAAAATTCTACCAAATATCAAGCAGTTAACCAACCAAAACAAGTACCGATTAATCCTGGAAACGGAGAAAAACCTTATATCATAAATACTGTTGCTGATGAAACAAATGTTATTGATACAGGTTTACTTGGGATTACATCAATTAGTATTAAAACCAGTACATCATTTATTCCAAGTGTAACTATTGAACTTGAAGATGTACAAGGAAGAGCACTATTCCAATTAGGAAATAATTCACCATATTCGGCATTTTTTAATTTACCATATTGTCCATTTTATTTAACACTAAAAGGTTATTATGGGCAGGCAATTAGATACCAATTAAATTTAGAAAGATTTGCTGCCAGATTTAATTCAACTAGCGGTAACTATCAAGTAACTTTAGATTTTAAAGGATACAAATTTAATATATTAAATGAAATTTCTTTTGGTCATTTACTTGCCGCACCGCATATGTATTCTCAAAGATTTCAAACTACTCAATCACCTACAACCAACAGTACAAACAATGTTACAACTGAAATTGTAAGTGAACGAGGATATCAAAAAGTGGTTGAGATTTATAGTGAATATAAAGCCAAAGGTTTAGTTTCACCTGATTTTCCAGAATTAACTGTTCAACAATTAATGAACAAACTTGAAAACTTTGAACAAGCAATTGTTAATTCATATAAAAAATCTAATGTTGAGCCATTAACAAATATAAGAACTTACAAACAAAAACTTACAGACTATTTTGCAAATGTTAGAGGTTCTGATTCTTCATGGTTTAACACCTATTGTAATACTAAACCTATAATATTAGACGGAGGACAATTTGTTTATTCATTTAAAGAGAATTTAGATGAAGCGGCAAAACAAGAAGCTCTATCTAAATTATCTGATTTAGTTGCAAGATATAATATAGCTTTAGCTGAGAATCCAACTTTAGGAGCAAAAGGAACATCTCCAATTGAAAATCCAATAAAATATGATGATTTTTTTAAAATTGTTAATGATTCCGATATAAATGAGATAGAGACTGTTAGATATCAAACAGGTACAGTATTGCCAACAACTGAACAAATCTCAACTATAAAAACTAATTTAAAGAAACAATCAGCACCTAGTGTTGAAGTCATAACAGTTTTTGGTGTTGCTATACCAAAGAACGTAGTATTTCCAAAATTTATAATATTTGAGGGTGATAAATTGTTTGATAAAAATATTGCTAATATGGAAACTCAAGCGACAGCAAAACTTGCTGAAATTGAGGGTATAATATCTGCAGATTTAGCCAGAAAGATTGAAGATAAAGCAACTGGATTAGGGTTCAAACCAACTGTAAGAAATATTATTGCTGTGATAATGGCGTCAACGGAAGCGTTTATAAGACTTCTTGATGATGTTCATACAAATTCTTGGAATGTCAAATACGATCCTATTAGAAAAAATGCAATATTAGATAATCCATCATCAGCTCCTGGATCAGACACAATAGATAAAGTTTCAATTTCTACTAGTGCTCAACAATCTAATCAAGGGTTATCAACATCACAAATACCTGTTTATCCTTGGCCACAATTTTTTGTTGAAACTCCTGAAGATAAAAAGGGAAGGTTTCAGTTAAAATATATTGCAGACCCATCAGTTGTTAATCTTACAAAAGGTTACTTATATGATAAATGGCCTGAGGTTGAATTTGTTGAAGAATACATGAAAGGATTAACTCAAAAATTCCAAGCACCTTTAAGTCAGCCATCATTGGATGCAGAATCAAAAACAATAATAACAAATGTTAACGCTATTGAATATCCAAATATTGGTATTGCCTATGTTAATAAAGAAGAAATAAAATTCTTTTATGAAATTTGGGAAAGACAATATTTAACATCTTTTTATTCAGGATATGTTAGATTACTTGGTAATAGTAATGGTGTTGGAGGATTTTCAGATTATTCAATGAAAGTTGAAACAAGTAATCTTGTAAAAAGTTTGGGTGGTAATTCTCCATTTTTAACTGTTAAATTAAAAAATTTGGCATTAAATGCTGATAATTATGTGAGTACGCTTGAAACGATTTCAAATCAAGGAACAGGTAGGTCATATCAAGATTTTATTAGAGATTTTTATATTACACCTTATATTAAAGCTTTAACAGATTCCCCTTTTTCTATTCTAAATTTAAATGAAACAGGTAAAATTCCTGAATCAGCACAAGACCCAAAAGATTTACAATCCATAATAAAAACAGATTATAATACCCCAATGTTATTGGATACTTATCCATTTACAAATCCTCAATGGTGTTTAAAAAATATGGACAGGGCATTACAAAATCCTAATGAACTTGTATATAACACAAATAATACATATAAGATATTTTCTCAGAATAATGTGGTTGCCAATTTTGACACACTTACGGATTATACCACCAATAGACCTGTTACAAATTTTTCATATTTAAATGTTACCAACCCATCTACTACAGTTGTTAGTGGAAATTTAAATATATTTTATAATGGAAGAGAACCACAAAAATTTATTCCAACAGAAGGGTATTGTTATTTTACATCACCAGTTACACCATTCCCAGCACAAACAACAACATCAATGTTGAATACGCCATATTTTATTAATGCAATTCAAAACGGTGTTTATAATTCAAGAACTTCAGACCCATATCCGTATATTCAAGCGGCATATTTGTTTATCAACTCATTACCATTAGATACCTTAAGAGAAAGATATAAAACATATTCGGGTGGTGTCACAACTGATTTAGATTATATTGCTTCAGTATTTAAAAAGTTTGGAGCTGTTCATAAAGTGCCATATGCGTGGGTTCTTAAAATGGGTTCTATTTGGCATAGGTATAAAAAATATATTGAAACTAATGTTGATATATTGGATACGTGTTGGAAAGATTTTGATTATGTTACAAATTATGATCCAATAACAAATAATATTAGTCATGAATATAGTTACGATACTAAAATAAATGGTGAAGTAAAAAACGAAAAAATTGTTTTACAAAAGGAAACTACTGATAACGTTATAATACAGAATGGATTTTATCCAAAAGTTATTAATGATTTTAATGTATTTTATAATGGTTATGATCTTTATCAAACATATTCTAATGTAGAAATACAAGATAGTATGGTTAAAGGAATGAAAATAACTTCATTGGCTGATGGGCAAATTACAGGTAAAAAACAAAATACAAAACCTTTATTCGTTCAACCATTTAGTGTGGTGATACCACATCTAATGACTACCTCAAGTAATAGTCAATCAGTATGTGTTCCTACGAATAATACCAAAGGAACTGAATATTATGTAATACCATCATTTGGTAATAATATTATTAATCAAACACAATCGCAATGTATTAATGCGATAGGAGATACAATAGTTGATTTAACTTATAATCAATCAATGTATAATGGTAGTGTTAGGTTATTATGGTCGGCACCTAACTATGGATATTTTGATACATATACAAGGGTAAAGCCAAAACCAAATTCTTATTTGAATTATATTAGCCCAACATCTTTAAATCAATCGCCACTTAGTTTTTTATCTGGAGATACTTATTCTAACATTGAAGAAATATTTTCAGTATTTGATAAATCTGTATTAAATCAATTTGAAAAAGAATTTCTAAATTTTTGTAAACCAATTAATACATTAATTGCAGCAAAAAATATTGTTGGATTAGGAGAAAGTCCTTTTGATATTAATGCGAATTTTAAGAACTTTCAATCTTTTATGAGGGTTGCAATGACAGTTCCCGCAATGACAGGTACAGATACTAACCAATATTTTTTAGATACTATTAATAATCAATTACAAGTTTTTTCTTCAAACATTAAAAACTTTATGGAGTATGATGTTATTTTAAGAAATGGTAATCCTGGAAATTATAATAGAAGAATATTTGGTTCATTTGTTGGGACTGCAACAGATTCAATTAAAAATGAGCCATATGTTACAGGAAGTTTACCGACATTAAAAGGTAAAACAACTTTATCGCAAAGTAAGGCAAAATATCCATTACAATGGTCGGCATTACAGACTGAAGTTGGATTTTCAACAATACTTAATTTAGACTATACTAATCAGGGTTCATATATAACAGATTTCTTTGTTGATAATAATATTGAATTCTCTGTTCCAAATATTACGTTATATGCAGAATTAATTAAAGTTTATGCAACAAGAAAATTGTTGAATCCATCAATAACAACAACAAACTTTAAAACACAAATAAGTAATTTTATTTCAGATGGTACAAATTTACAAAATATTATTTTAAATAAAACTATGGAGGCGTTAAGGGCTTCCCTTCCAAATCAATCTTTTTTACCTGAAAGAACAATACAATCAGTAATTGATGGGCAACAATCTAAAGTAGAAAATTATGAAGTGTTTAAAGGACTTAATGATAAATGGATAGCCGGTGGAGATTATAAAACCAAAACATTATTTGAGGATATGATGTTCTTAGATAGAGCATCCAGAAATATTGGTGATACTATAATAATAGATATCTTTGATTTACAAAATGTTCTTAATAAAAACGCCTATAATGAAAGAATGAGTGTGTTCACTTTAATAAGTGGAATTCTTATTAAAAATAACTTTGTTGTTATGCCACTTCCAGCTTATGTTAACTTTTATAATGTTCAAGATGTTTCGGGTATTAATACACAAAAATCAGAAGGGTCTCTTGAATTTGCCAATAGTATGTGGGGGACATTTTTAAATGTTGACTATAGAAATTCAGGTCCAAAAATGATATGTTTTTATGCGGGAAAACCTTCTGAGTATTTACAATTACCTAAGGGAAATTCTAGATATAGAGATGATAGTTTTGAAATGAGAAGGGCATCTGAAAATCCGTTAATTGAAGATCCCGCAAATAAAAAAGATTATTCTTTATCAAATAGATGTGTTGGATTTAATGTTGATATTGGTATTAGAAATCAAAATGTATTCTATTCGTTTCAAGTATCACAAGAAGCGGGTAAAGCGACTTCAGAAACAATAGAAACACAATTAAACATGATTAACCAAGCAAATGGTAAAAATGTTGCAACTCAAAATGTAAGTCTTTATAATTTATATAAAAACAGAAGTTATACTTGTACAATACAATGTCTTGGGAATGCCTTATTACAACCAACAATGTACTTTAATTTACAACACGTACCAATGTTTAATGGACCTTATATGATTACTGATATTTCACATAACATTACTGCTGGTAATTTTGAAACAACAATTACAGGAGTAAGACAAGGTATGTTTGATTTACCGGCAATTGATAATTTCTTACAAAGTCTTAATAAAAATCTATTAACCAAAATTGAACAAGCAGTTCTTAATAAAAAAGATGAACCGCCTGCAAATGGGGCAACAACAGATGTATCAAAAGCCGCAAAAATATTACAAAAAGCTGAAAGTTCTTATAATGCACAAAATGCTTGTAAGGAAAAACTTCTTCCTATTTATGATCAACAAAAGTGGGAATCAACAACAGCAACTCTAACAACACTCTCATCACAACTATTTAAAGATGCAATTGTAAAAAAGATACCTAATAATGGTGTACTTCAAACGATTATTTATTGTATATGTTATGTTAGAAGTTTCCAAGGAACAAAGGATAAACCTTTAATAGCTGGATGGAATAATAACTTTGCGGCGGTAACTTTAGATATAGATTATGGTGATGGTAATAATTATTTTACAAAAAAATATTCTTGTTTAGATGTACAGGCAGGAGAATCTCAATCAAAGGCTAGTCCAAATACATTACCTATCGCAAACTTTGAAAATGTTGATAGGTTTATTGATTTTATGGTATCAAGATTAACACCAAATGTTCAAAGAATACAACAAATTGGATTACCAAAATATTATGTATGTTATTGGCCAATAAATAATGTAACTCCTGAATATTATGAAAGTAATAAACTTAAACAATTTGAAAAAGTAAATATTACTTTTAGTGGCGCGAATTTAAGTTCGTTAACTTTAGGATTACCATTATTAGATGGAACTTATCCAAATGGTGTTCCAGCAGTTTCACCTCTTGTATCAGCAACGCCAGGATTAACACCAACTGCAACACCTATACTTACTCCAACGCCTACACCAACAAAAGGAACAGTGCCTCCACCAACACCAACACCTTCATCATGTGAAAAACCTGTTATTATTTCATTTACACCAACTTTTGGTGGTGCTAATACTATTTTAACTATTACAGGGAAGTACTTACAAGCAACAACAGCAATTGTTATAAGCAATGCGACTGTGACTAAAGGTATCATTAAATCAAGTGACGGAACTCAACTTACGGTGACTGTACCTCTAAGTCAATTTCTAGATATAAACTCAAATACCATACTTGTAAAAACTCAAAATGGTGATGTTACAAGTACAAATAAGTTTACTTATAATCCTGCAATAACAAATACAAACGCTCCTGCAGCTCAATTAAATACAACAAATGTAAGTCAACAAACACAAACAGAACTTTCTAAAGTTCAAAGTGTAAATAGACAAGATGGACAAACAGGACCTAAAGTTTTAATTGATACTATTGTAACAAATTCAATAAAAGGATTTGAAAGTTTATTGGTTAAAGTTAATACTGACCCTACTTTAGGTGTTTGGGTAATAAACCAAAATGTGAATATTAAAGTTGAACTTAAAGATACTGTAAACACAGGAAATAATACACTTAAACCAAATATTATTAAAGAAATAAACTTTATATCGGAAAATGGATTTGTTTCAAATAATTCAGTTTATATAACTTCAAGTCAAATTACTAAACTTATAGTTGAAAGTAATGATATTACAGATGAAGAATGGAAACAAACAAAAGAAATCCTTGGGTCAGTAAATTTAACTACTGTACCTGCAGATAAAAATAAACAACCACTTTGGTCAACATACAACTTCACAATGTTTAAAAGTTAATTTAACTGTGTATTCGTATATTTATATAAAAGACTTTTATGGACATAAAAACAGCATTAAACAATTATCTTGGAAAATCAGTAAGATATTCTGAGGAAGATAACGGTGATGGAAGTAAACAAGTTTGTGATTTGGATACTGGAGACTGTTATACAGTAAGAGAAAGAGATGGACTAATTGAAAGAGCAGGACATCAAACAACGGCTAACAGAAAAGTTAGAGTTGAAACATCAAGAGGAATAAAACAACTTTTAAACGGATAAAAACATGAGCTTAGATAAAAAAATTATTAAAGAAATACAAAGATATAGAAGTATTGATAAGTATATAATGGAACAAGCATTAGACGCAATACCACCACCACCCCCAGCAGATCTAGCTGGTGATTTAGGCGCTATGGCACCACCAGCCCCTGATGCAGGTGCGGCGGCACCACCACCGGCAGCACCACCGGCAGCACCTACAACTCCTCAAACTATTGATGTTGCAAATGATCCTGATGTTGAGAAGATTGACGATGATGGTGAATCTGAAGAAAAGAAAGATGATAGTGATGAATCAGGTGAATTAGATATTACAGAGTTAGTTGATTCTCAAAAAAGTATTCAATCAAAACAAGATGAATATTTTGAAAACTTATTTGGTCAATTAAATAAATTAGAATCAAGATTAGGTGAGATGGATCAGATTATGTCTAAACTTAATACACTTGAAGCTAAGATTGAAAAATACAGAGAAAAAACTCCACAAGAAAAATTAGAGTTAAGAACTTATGATTCATATCCGTTCAATCAAAAGTTATCAGATTTTTTTACTGATAAGCAAGATGAGATGGAAAAAACAGGAAAACATGATTATGTTTTAACTTCAGATCAAGTTTCAGATATTAATCAAAATGATATTAAAAAATCCTTCCAACCAACGGAAGACGATTTAATGTAAAAAAAATAAAGTAGTAAAAGTCATCGGAAGATGACTTTTTTTATTTGACATAAGGGATATATTCACTTATATTTATAGAACAAAAAAACATATAAATATGAGTAATGTATTAGACGCCGTATTGGCACAGTATGAAAAAACAAAACAACAAGGGGCAGGCCCGCAGTTCAAAATGTCGCAAGACGAAAGAATGAAAAAGTATTTCGCTTTAATCCTTAGTGATAAAGAGAA